TGATTGTAATTCCATTGTGAAGGTTGAGACACTTACGATTAAGGTCACCACCAGTAGTTTTTCGCATAGCAATAAATTCTTCCACCTCCGGGTGGCTGATGTCCATATACGCTGCATAAGATCCTCGTCTTGTTACGCCTTGGTTAAAGGCAAGCATTTGACTGTCTACGACATGCATGAAAGGTATGCTGCCAGTAGACTGACTACCGTTAGCAGTTGAAACGCCATTACTTCTAACAGCACCCCAATATCCACCCAAGCCTCCACCTCCACTTGCCAACCATATGTTCTCATCGTAGTGATCAGATAGACCACGCCTTGAATCAGGAACATAATTGAGAAAGCAGCTAATAGGTAAACCACGTGTGGTTCCCCCGTTACTAAGTATAGGAGTGCTAAAACCGAACCAGCCCTTGCTTGCGTAGTTATAAAGGCGCTGTGCAAGATTGTAGTCAGTATGTCCTTGATACGTTGCACCATAGACGGACGCTCTGGCAAATGCTTCTTGGGCATGTGTCTCATCTCCCCAGAAATATCTATCTTTCAGTGTCTCTAGTGAGAACACATTGAGGTTTTCTTCTCTGTCATAATCAATCTGAATACCTAAGTAATCCTGTACACCTACCTTACTTGTCACTAGGGTGCTCCAACATGTAACTAATCAATCGTTCTTCGTACCACCTAGCTTTACGTAGGTCTTCAATAGGACTCTTCTTGTATCTAAAGCGCCACATGTACTTCAAGGCATTGCCACGTAGGTATCCAATGTACTCATCGTGATTGAGCATACCCTTGATGGCATCAATACATTCAAGACCACCAGTATTGTAATGCTCTGGTCTGTTGACAGGGTCATAGCTCTTAGCCATAGCTTCTTCAGAGAACCTTGGGTGGTCGTTAGGCTCGTTGTCTTCGTCATCTACAGTCTTAAAACTCATCTTGTTCCACTCCTGTACTGTTATGTTATCAATACTCATCTTGTTCTACCTCTACTTCATCTTCATCTACTTCGGCTTCAAATACCTGTAGACGGTTAATAAATTTATCTTCAAACCTATCCAGTAGCTCTTCAGAACTAATGTCCAGGGCTTCCAGTAAGTCTTCAGCGTCATAGCGTTTAAGGATACGCTCTATTACTTCATCCATTGTTAGTGACATGATCTACATACTCATCAACTGTGTAAAATTCAAAACCTTCCTTGTGGCACCACTGTCCCATCGTAATCTTAGAACCTTTCCTGACCTTCTTGTTAGGGTCTGACAGGACAAAGATTAACTTGATTGGTTTAATACTATCACGTATTGATGTGTACTTCTGGGTGTCTCCTGTCCTAAAGAATCCTTTAGTTTCAATGTAGTCACCCGTCTTCTTGTCCACAAAGTCTGGCTTGTATTTCCTGTGCATAACGTATGGTACATCGTATGGCTCGTACAGGTACCTACGTTTAGGTACAGTCTGTGCAAAGCGTTTCTCTAGTCCAGACCTGTAGATGCTCTGCTTACGTAATCTCTTGGACTTTAGGCTCATTTACCACCTCCGTTAAGTATCGTGGCCCATAGCTGTAAGCGAAGGCACGTAGGTCTGGGTAACAAGCATGTTTGAAGTGACAGTAAGAGCAGCCCATAGCCAGCTTCATGTTACCTGACTTGCCGTCAGGCACTGTGTCATGGCATAAGGGTGGTGGCTCCTTCTGCTCTACCATCTCCTTCACATGGATGATACGCTCCTCTATGTCCTTCTTCAGCACTTCATAGACAGGAGCCTGCTCATCCTCTAGGTCATACTTCAGGTAAGTCAAGTGACCGTTAGCCTTGTCCATAGCCAGCCAGCCTACTTCTGTCTCACCTTCAGACCTAGCGTAGCCCTTGATCTGATCTATGTAGCCAAACGGATCATCAAAGGCAAGCGTAGCGTCCTTGAACTTCTTGAATCCGTAGGTACTGGCAGACTTAACGTCAGTCACTACACCGTCAATCTTGCAGTCCATGCTGCCTGAGATGCCTTGGACAGTAGCTTCTGCTTGCTCATGTGTCACTGTGTGCCCTGCTAGACGTACAAACAGTAGCAGCATCTCCTCAATGAGATGTCCGTACATGAACTTCACAAGGGTGTGTGGCTGCATCTTCTCCTTCGGCCCTACATTATTGTAGTGATTCCACAGGAACCTATCAGTCTTACCGATGTTAGACATACGCAGCTTACGTGCATCAAAGCTACCACGGCTGGTAAACTCCTTACGCATAAGATCCTTACATGCTTCACCAAAGTCATCAATGATCTGCTCTGCGTCTACTGAGCGATCAGGAGACTTGAACTTCACAAGATTGTATATGTCATCTATCAGGGTGTTAGTTGTTTTCATCAAAGTATCCATCTAGTATACGTTCAGCCACTGGTGCAGCAATTACAAACCACTCATTCTTATTGCCATGAGTTTTCCTTAGTAGCTCATGTATCTCACTCTCTGCTCTACGCCTGTCCTTAGTGTCATAAGACTTTATCAAGATGTAGTCCCTGTATGGGCTACCTGTCTGAAACTGCTTTAGCCTGTCCTCTGCGTCCACTGCCATACCTATCTTAACCCAGCTAGGGTAGGCAGGACTGTACAGGATGTACACTTGACCTTCCTTTGCAGTCTTGTAGTTACTTAAAGACTCAAACGCTGCGTCACCGAAGGACTTGTAGTGTCCAGGTTTGTGTAGAGGATGTGTTTTTGGTACGTGTCTACCATTAACGTACATCCTTCTTTTCTCTTGTTCGTGATTTATTTTCTTAAGACAAGGTTTACAAACATAATATCTGTTTTTAACGAAACTTGAATTCCAGTTTTCTCCAACTGTTAACTCTACTCCACATTTAATACAAGTATTAGTGTGTGTCTGCCCAACTACTTCCAACTTGGTACTCTCCTGTGAGTTTGCAGTTGAGTCCCAGTTCAATTCCTGCTGCTTCCAAGCAGGAGACTGCAAGTCTTCCGTACTTGTCTGCATGGTCTTCTCTAACTTCTGCTTGTACTTCATCATGGATATTCCCCACAAAGTAATAGTCTAGTTTCCACATTGTAGCATATTCTTCCAGCAAACACATTGCTTTCTTCATAACAATTGCACCGGCACTTTGCAGTAAAGTATTGAGTGCAGAGTGTGCTGATCTGATATGTAACAGTCTGCCGTCTAAGCCTTCAATAGTTCCTTGCTCTGACTCTCTGACAATCCTGTCTTTAAGATCTGCATATGCTGTGAGATTAGACATAAATCGTTCTCTAAGTGTTTTACCAACAGATCTGCCTGCTGAAGCCACGCTTCCAAGTTTTTCATCTCCTGCCCCGTAGAGTAGTGCGTAGATGAAAGTCTTTGCCTGATCTCTTGATTCAAGTCCTGCAAGGTGTTGGTTAGCAGTGTGGATGTCTCCGTTAATGACTTCATTTGTGTACTCCTTATCGTCCATGTAGTGGGCCAACATGCGTAGCTCTAGGCCACTAGCGTCAAACCCTACAAGTTTATAGCCTTCTCTGGCAACCCAACACTGTCGGCATTCCTTGCCATACGGTGAGTAGCCTGCCGGTACTTGGGCTAGGTTAGGTTTAGAATGTGTCATACGACCAGTGACAGCACCGTTTGTGTTAACATAGCCATGCACTCTGTCGGTATCTGGGTTAGCTTCATCTACCCATGACTGCACTTGAGCAACACGCTTTTGTAACATCAGGTACTCAGCTATCAACGCTGCCTGTGGTATGTCCTTGACAGTAGACAACACTGCTTCATCTACTATTGGCTGACCTGTTGGTGTTAGCTTGCAAGGCTTCCATCCAAAGTCCTTCAGGTACTCACCTATCTGCTGACGGGAGCCAAGGTTGAATGGCTTGAGCACCTGTCGCATGAACGGTTCTCTGTTGCCTGACTGCTGCACCTTCTGGTATTCATCGTCAGTGAGTCCTACTTTAGACAGGCTACCGTCCTTCTTGGTCTTTGGCACTACCTGCTTAACGTCAACCCACTTAGGCTTGAATACCTTGTGTACTTCATCCTCTACAACCAGCTTGCGCTCCTTCAGGGTGGCAAGCAAGTCCATAGCATGTCTCATGTCCAAAAGCCAACCATTGCGTATTTGCTTCTGTACAATCCACTGCGTCTCATGCTCAAGAGCAATAGACTCCTTGCTAAACTTGCGTAGCTCTAGCTGCATCTTGTTGTATGCCTTAGCTGTCACACGGACATCTTGGATACAATAAGCAACCATCTCATCGGACAGACAAGTCCAATCACTGTGATCTCCTTTAGGGAATCCCAGGATTTCACCCCAGTTAGATAGTCTGTGACCACCTTCCCGCTGTGGGTTAGCAAGACGGGAGAGCACTAAAGTGTCCTCTACTCTGCTCTTGTCCACCGTGATGCTCCACAGCTTCTCTAACACCGGCATGTCAAAGCCTATCAGGTTGTGCCCCACTACAGGGAAGTCACCTTCCAGCGCCTGTGACAGGCTCTCACGGTCATAGTGTTCCTGTACCACACCGTCCTGCATAGTTACTGCTAACCATATGGTGTCAGGATCAAGACCGTTAGTCTCTATGTCCAAGAACATTGGCTTAAACGATTGCATCGCATATCTCATTAGAAAAAATACCGTAATATCCGCTAGCTTTTCTGTTCTTCTTAAATGATTCAACCCACTTCTCACTTCTGGGGTCAGCAGCCATCTTACAGTAATAATCTATGACTGTGTCATTCTTTAGAGCTTCTGCTAAAGTTTTAGGTGTGTACCAAACCCATAATTCTTCTCCTCTAATCCTAAACACACTCTGTTTTGCTCCAATCAAAACAAGATCGTCTACTTTAGTATACGCATTAGATGCTTTATAATTGTAGTCTCCTTCTGGATAATACTTTTTTAACCTAGCGTTTCTATAGCTATAAGCCACTATCTATATCCTCCTTGGGCTTACTTGTCTCTGACATTCTACCAGTAAAGTTATCGTACTTCAGGTAGCAACATGCACCAGTGAGTCCAGAGTAACGGTTCTTGAGCACACGCACTGTTGTCGTGTTACGTCGCTCAGGGTTATCGTCCTGTTGATCACGCTCCAAACCAATGACCATATCAGACAATTGTGCTATAGCCTGCGAACCACGCAGTTCACTTAGGCTAATCTGCCCACCGTCTTCGTGTGCCTTACCTTGGGTACGCTTTAAGTGTGACACAAGGAACAAGCCTACGCCTAGCTCCTGCACCAGTGACCGTAGCTTGGTCATGATAGCATCAATAGCTTTGCGCTCATCACCGTTGTCCTGTGCTGACACAACGATGGACAGGTGATCTAGGATAATCCACTTGCAGTCCAGAGCCTTAGCCATGTACCTGACCCTAGCTAACAGGTTGTCCTCGCTGGTGCTACCCCAATGATCAAACAGGTAGAACCTGCCGGTACCTAGGGTGTCCTCCCAGTACGGGAATGCTATCTCAGGATCAAGGTCTTCCTCAAGGTGCAAAGGGCAGTCTGCCTCTACTGACATGATGCCCAGTGCAGTCCTAGCAACATCTTCCTCCAAGGCTAGGATGCCAATGTTGTCCTCCGTTGCCCTTAACAAGTAGTGCTCTAGCTCCCTGACCATCTGTGATTTGCCCATGCCCGACCCTGACGTTATCGTCACTAGCTCGTATGGTCTAAATCCCTTCGTGTAGGTGTTGAGTCCCTGCCAAGGATACGGTATTGACTTTACCTTGATCTTGTTGGTTAGGGCATCCCATGTATCACTGCCTTGGATGATACCATCAGGCTGATAGACCTTGGAATTCCACCACGCCGCAGTGAAGTCTCTCACCTTGTTGGCTACTAGCATCTCACTAGCGTCCTTCAAGGGTAACTTTACTATCTTTAGCTTGCTTGGTGAGAACAAGTCCTTGATATCATCTATGGCCTGCTGGCCTGCCTTGTCACCGTCAAAGCAAACAACCACGTTGTCGTAACCTTCAAGGAAATCCAGGTTCTCCTTGATCTCCTTAGCTGCTGACGATGCTCCGTTACGCAATGAGACTACATCCCACTTGCGCTCAAACATCTCAGACACGCTAAGGGCATCTAACTCACCTTCTGTGATTGTTATGTACTTACCACCACCACGGCACGTTTGCTGTCCGAACAGACCTACATTAGTGGTCATGTCACCTGTAGCATGGAAGTCTTTAGTCTTCACATGCCGTATCTTGGTGGCTTTAAGCTCGTCGCTGTCGGTGCTGTAGTACGGGTATATATGCTTTGCAATTTCACCGGCTGCATTGTACTCAACCATGACACTGTACTTCCTACACGTCTCTTGGCTGAGTCTCCTGTCCGGTATTGCTGCTATGACTCCCGATGCTGTCATGTCTTCTAATGGCCTCCTTGGTTGGGGCTGTAGTTGAACTACGTTGCCATTTGAGTTTTCATGGTGATTGCACCCTGCTGCGTAACAATGAGCCGACCCGTTGCTATAACGGGCCAGCGCATCGCTAGAGCCACACTTAGGGCATGGCTCATGCTTTACAAAAGTGCTCTTTTCTCCACTATAGGTCGGCATCTATGCCGCTGCTGTCTTCGGCTGCCTCTACTACCCGCACTGCGTTTAGGTAGGTCGGTGTGCCGTGTACAGGATGTGGTGTTGCTGTCTTATAGCTAAGACGTACCACAGAGCCTCGTGGGATGTTACCAACGAAAGGTTGATCGTTAGCATCAATGACTTTCACATTGAACTTGCTGGTGAACTTTCGCTGCTTGTTGCCTTCGTACTCCCGTAGCTTAACACCCTGCTCAGCTAACAAATCAGCGTTTTCATCGTCCAAGGTGATAGTCAAGGTGTACTTGCCTGTGTCCTGTCCGTTATAAACTTCTGTGCTGTCTAAGTGAGCAAATGCTGCTTTTCCACTAACTACTGCCATATCAAATACCTCTAAGGTTTACTTTAGTTTACTAAAGAGAGCTAAAGAATAATCATTATGATTAACAAAATGTATTCTTTGCTCTCTTGAGTCTATTATACATGAATCTGACTCATGCGGGCCTGGATCAACATGAAAATAATTCATGTTGGGATGTTAACCGTTTCACCTCCTCAAGTCTTTTGACTAAGTCTTGTACTTCGTTATCGTCTACCTTCTGATTTGGAAACCTTGCCTTCAGTGACTCCACGTTGCAAGGATTGCACAAATCTAGCTTATCTTTGTCCTCAAGCAGCACATCACAGGCTTTGCAGCGCATCAGTGTACCTCCTGTGACTCTGAGCCTATCAATTGCGCGTACAAGCCCTCTAAATCGT